GCCCTGCACGTGCCAGCGTTTCCAGGGATACAACTCGTCGCCGTTCTCGGTGGGCGAGACCATCTCGTCGTTGACGATGACCTGGGGGCCCGAGCTTATCGAGAGGTTGTTCACCAGCGCCCGGTACGCCGCGTTGGCGACCTCCTGGATATCCTCCAGGATATCCGGCAGGGCGTGCCCGGCGATGGTGCCGGGGACTTTCTCGAAACTGGTGAGATAAAACGGATGGCGTTGCCTTGGAGACGGGTTGATCTGCGTCTTGATGGTCCACCGGCCCACCACCCAACTCTGGATCATGTATTCACGGTCCGAATCGGGGATGAGTTTGGGACTCACGCCCTCGTCGAGCAGGGTCTGACCCTGCACGTTGCCGTGGAACTCGATGCCCTCGATGTACTGAGATCTATTAAGGCTAGGATCTTCCCGACCTTCGTTGATGGCCTGCTCCGGGTCCGGCGCGTCCAACCACTCGCGTAACCCATGCGCGTAATCGGTCAGCGCGTTCCTCACGGCGGGCTCGTCATAGCCGGGCACGCCCAGCACATCGTTCAGATCGGCGCGCGTGTATCTCACACGCTGGATGATGGCCGCGTCGGACAGCGCCGAGGCGCCGGGGGACCAGTAGATATCGAACGGATTGACCCGTTCCCAGAACATCACCGGCTTGTTCTGCAGGCTGGGTCGCTTATCCAGCCAGGTCAGCCGGGGCACCATGCGCACCACGGGACCTTTCATCACCGCGTAGGGGAACAAAGGCAGATCTTGCAGGAATTCCCCCATGGCCTCGTAAAAACCGCCCGCCTGGAGGATATCGTCCATCTTGTCGGTCGCCGCCTGGGCCTGGGTCATGGCGTTGCGGCGCGACGCCTGTTGCGCGGCGTGCAACAGGTTCACGTAGCGCATGTGAACCTGGTTCTCCTCGACCGGCTGACCCGCCATCTGGAGCGTCTGGACCTCGGTGGATATCAACTGGAGTATGCTGGTGCGTATCTCGGGCGGGATCGGCGGGTCGGCGATGGCCCGGAGTTGCCACGGGCGCTCGGTGCCCAGGTAGACATCCCTGAGCAAGGCGGTGGCGCCGCGACATTTATTCGCTACCTGCCTGGAATAGACCTCCGAGCCACCAAAAGCCTGGATCTGGGACAGTTTCTCGGCGTCGTACTTGCCCTCGAACATGCGTTGGGCGCGCAGGAGCCGCTGATTGAGCGGATTATTACCCTGATTGCGATGGTTTCTGAATATGAACCATTGCTGGCGTATCCAGGACCCCAGATCGGGCGTCTCCAGGCGTTTGGAGCCGCTTATTCTTCGAGTATTCGCCTCCTGGTCGCGTCGGTCCAGTTGCGAGGGGGAGATGACACGCAGGAAGCCGCCGTTGTCGCCCGCCGAGCGCGCCTGGGCGGGGTAAGACGACGATGACAAACCTGCTTGGGCCAATGGCAACGGATTTGCCCCCTCTATGAACTACCATTAGCGTATAAATCGCTTATGTGGCAACCATATAGCGGGTCAACCCCCCGCGAGGACCACCATGGGTAGCGAAACCAACCCTTTCGGTGCCTGGATCAGGCATGAAAAACCCATGCTGGTGTCCGAGACGCCAGTGGAGATGGATATTACTACCGGAGTGAACGACGAATACGGGTTGAGCGCCGCCGCATCCGCCGAAGGCGGGGCGAAGGGCGAGGTGGATGAAGAGGAGCGGGCGGACCAGGAGGTGATCAATGGGGTCGTCGACGCCACGTCCGTCCTCGCCGAGGTTCCGGCTTTCACGCCCCAGGTATTATATGCGTTTTGTACCGACGTGGCCCAGAATGTGCACACCTACGCGCAGATCGCCCTCAGGTATGGGTTCGTCGACGTGGCGCAGATGGCGGAATTTCTACGCGATCAGCACGTCATCCGCAGGCGTATCAAGGAGTACAAGGCGGTCTGGGAAAGCGACACCAACGTACGCGAGCGGATACGCGAGCTATCTGGTCACGCGGTGCTGGCGGCGCTGCCGACGACGGCTCAGATCATGCTGGACGCCAAACAACCGGCGAACACCCGCATCGACGCGGTGAAGCAGCACGCGATCATGGCCGGGGCCCAGGCGAGCGGGATCGGCGCGGCGGCGGGCGCGGGTGGCGGTCCGAGCGCCGCCAGGTTCTCCATCCAGATCATGTTCGCCAATTCGGGCAAGACCGAGACGTTCACCACCATCCAGGCCGAACCCGCGAAACCGGACGACCGCGACATCGTCGTTCCGCCCTGAGGAGTAAAACCATGAGCCCATTGGCGATCATACTCATCGTGCTGCTCATCGTGTTCCTGGTCGGCGGCGGGTGGGGCTGGAACACCGGATGGTACGCGAACAGCCCGCATTATGGTTACGGTATGGGAATTGGCGGAATCATCATCCTGGTGTTGCTCGTATTGTTGCTCATGGGCCGGATATGACTCGTTTACCGGGAGGGCCGATCACCAGGGATCGGGCGCGGGGGACGCAAAAGGATCATTACCCGCTCGATCCGGCGATGATGGCGCGATCATGCCGGAAACTGGCGCGGGACATGCGGACGGAAGCGGCGCTGGGGTACCCGCCCATTTCATTACGCTCGTTCCACGGCGAGGTCAGGCGCTATATCAGCCGGGCCGACGCGGCGGCGAGCATGGACAAACAGGCGGAACGGTGGGAGCGGGAAGCCTCGGGCGGCGAGCGCAACACCGAGGACCGCGACAAACTGGGAATGTATTGAAGCGCGGGTCGAGCCGGGCCGGTACCACCGGAGGTGGGAACGGCGGCGAGGTAACATGGGCGAGGAGATATGAGCATGGTGCGGGTCGAGCGGGTCGAGCGGGTCGAGCGGGTCGAGCGGGTCGAGCGGGTCGAAGCCGCCGCTACTTACGAGCGGGAGTGATTTATGCGCGCCACCAATCACGCCACGCTGGATCTCCCGCCCGCGTATAATGTTTCCGAGGACCCGAACCAGCTTATTTATATCCCGCCGCCAACGGTGGAGAAATTCATGATGGACGACCACCTGGTACGGTTCATCGTGGGCCCCGTGGGAAGCGGCAAGTCCATGGGATGCATCATGGAGCTTCTCCGACGGGCGCGCATGCAGGTGCCCGACGCGAACGGACGGCGCTCCACCCGTTTCGCCCTCATAAGAAATACCATGCAACAACTGCGCACCACGGTACTGTCGGACGTAATGCAGTACCTGAACCCGATGATCCGTTATTTCGTTACCGACTCGACTATCCAGATCCGCGCCGATCTGGAAGACGGCACCTCGGTCCATTCCGACTGGGTATTGATCCCGCTGGACACGAAAGAAGACGTCAGACGGCTGTTGTCGATGCAATTGACGGGAGCCTGGGTCAACGAAATCCGGGAAGTGCCCTACGAAATCGTCTCCGCGCTGCTGGAACGCCTGGGGCGGTTTCCCTCCAAGATCAACGGCGGGCCGACCTGGTTCGGCATGATCGCCGATTCGAACCCCTGGGACGTCGACAGCCCCTATCACGAGGCCCTGGTGCTCGATCCGGACCCAAAATGGGTTCTCTACCACCAACCCAGCGGACTGTCGCCCCAGGCCGAGAACCTGGAGAACCTGCCGCCGAATTATTACGAAAACGCGATGTCGGGCTCCTCGGAAGAACGTATCGCCACCCAGATAAGATCCGAGTGGGGCACGTCGAACGCGGGTCAGGCGGTTTTCCGCAGGAGTTTCGACGCCAACACCCATGTCAGGGACATGGAGGTGGTGGTCAACCCGATGCGGCCCATACTCATCGCGATGGATTTCGGCCGCACGCCCTGCGCCCTTTTGGGGCAGGTGGATAGTTACGGACGCTACCTTATTTTCGAGGAGGTGGTGACCGACGACATGGGGCTCCACCAGATGGTGGCGGAACGTTTGCGTCCAAGATTGATGCAAGAGCCGTACAACGGCAAACGTTGCTACGTGGTGGCGGACCCGGCGGGCGCGCAACGATCACAGCACACCGAGGAGACCGCGTTCGACGTCCTGCGCGGGGCCGGGTTCCTGGCATATCCAGGTCTTACCAACGACATTCCGCCGAGGCTGCTCGCGGTCGAGAAGCTCCTCAGGCAGACAATAATGGGCGAACCGGCATTGCAGATATCCAGGCTGGGGTGTCCCATCCTGATACGCGCGCTGGCATCCCAGTACCATTATCGCCGACGCCGCGACGGTCATCTGGACGATAAACCGGAGAAGAACAACCATCCTTACTCGGACGTCGCCGACGCGTTGCAATACGGTTGCCTCTCGGTACAAGCGGACCTCACGGGGAAGGCGATGCGGATGATGGTATCACGCGTCACGTCCAACAAACCCAAGATCCGCGCGGGAGGCTGGACTTAATACCCCAGTCGCTCGCCCCTCCCACCCAAGAGTGGTATGGGCTCGCTCCATGAGCAATCAATTCATCATCCATCGCTTGCGTGCCAAACCAGTGGAATACAACGTGACCATCCGTCATTTCGTCGCCGACGGCCAATGGATGGCCTCGGTCATCGTGCGCGACGTGGACATCGAGATCGACGAGGAAGCCCGCCGGGTCGCCGACGACCTACGATGGGCGGCGGACATGATCGAGGGGGAGTTGCGAGCGGATCTGGGGGCAGGACTCAAGTAGTTTGTCCACGATATGGGCGGTATGCCGGGCACGGGCGTCCATGAACCAGAAGAACGTGCCCAGGACGAGCATGTTCACCACCACGAGCGTCAGGAATTGCGGGCCCAGCTTGAGGCTGAGCCCGCGAAAGCTCACATTGGCGTCTGGGTCTTTATCGACCACACGCGGGGGCCTGGAAGGGCCCTAGGCGGCTCGCGTCACGGGAGGCTCGACGACCACCACCCCGTTGCTGGGCGGCGCGGCGGTGCTTCCCTGGGCGTTGGTGGCGACGACCACGCAGGTGAACGTGGTACCGACGTCCGGCGTGGTGACCGCGTAGGTGCCGGTGGGCCCGCCGACCACGAACGCGCCGTCGCGGGACCACTGGTATTCATACCCGGTGGGCTCGCCGTCCCAGTTGCCCATCGTGCACGTCAGCTGGGCGCCCTCCTGCATGACGAGGGGCGTGTCCCGGACCACGGGAGGCGGGGGCGGCGCGGTCAGCGCCTCGTAGTCCTTCAGTTCGACGGTGGCCGCGTTCAGCACGGACAGTTCGTCCGGGGAGAATACCTCCGCGTGGGTATCGACCACGAACTGGAGTTGGTCGCTGGTGGCCGAGAGGATCGTCGGGCGCGCGACCGGCGGACCGCCCTCGACGAGCGTCGTCACGCGACCGCCGCCATAGGGGTCGCTACCTATCTTACCTCGCGGCCCCTCCCGCCCGAGAGCGGTATTGGCCTGCTCGACCCTGGGATGATCCGCTTTCGTATCGGGTTTGGCGCGATCCGGATGATCCGCTTTCGTATCGACGGGCTTGTGTTCGGGTTCCCTGGCCATGACGACCTCCTGAGTTGTCAACGCATCATGAGCCAAAAGGTTCGTGATCACAAGATTATAATTTGAAACGTAATGTAGGTTCTGAATACAGCCTGGATTTTTCGTTGCAGTTTCAGAAGTCGTAGTCATGTAGGGCAAGAGTACCTAAAGGGCCGGGGCGGCGGGGGCCCCCCTTGGACAGGTCGGGGGTGGGGGCGTGGGGGGTTATGCCGGGACTAAATACCGCTCCCGCAAGGTGTGGAAAGCCCCCGGCCAACGGGATGTCGCTACCAGCGTTAGCCTCCGGTCGCGACGGTTCGCGACTGGCATAGCCGCCCGGCAATCGCGGGCAGGCAATCCCTTCGGCCTAAGTGTAGGGTCCGCCGCAACCTTGTTGGATTGCTATGTGGCGGATCTGAGACGAGCGACTGAAAGAGGGGACGTGCGGGTTCGACCGGGCCCGTGCTTAGCAGAACATTAGCGCCGTGCGCTCCTAAGGTCTGCGTCGCCGCTGCGGCCCATGGTCTGACAAACCATGTGCAAGCTAACGTCCGGGAATCACGTCTCCGGTAGCGGTGTGGAGTTGCTCAACTCCGGAAAGAACATGAGCAAGCCCTCACATTGGCCTAACCTTCAACGGTTGCGCCAGATCACGACAAATCACGTGACCGAATGGGTTCCGGCGGGACGCGGCGCGTTTAGCCTCTGGCGAACGCGTGAATGCGGCATACCCAGCGTGTGAGAGTTGACAAACCCCAAAGTGCCATAACGCCTACCCAACGCATTAACCCTGGCGCGCCAGACTATCGGCGCGCCAATAGCGTTACTCCCGCAATGCCAACATCTGGCGTTGATATTACGGGAGTAACCAATGCAAACCCAACGCACAATCACTCTGATCTGCACTCGCGAACCCGCTACCGGCCGCACCATGGTGCGTCCCGCGTGCGAACTCTACCGCACACTTGAGCAGGCAACGCGCCAGGTGCTGCGCCGCGAATATGAGAGTGGCATCATGACCTACCTGTACGCGGTGCCAATCCTACCCACCAATTGGTGCAACGTCGACAACGTGGAAACCCGCTTCTGATCGTTGCTTTCGTGGATGCGCCGCGCGCGGCGCATCTATGAGCGCACCGCTCAATACGGGAGTAACGCATGGCCAAACACAAGCGCCAGCCCAAGGCTGGCGAACTCGCGAACAAACCGAGCAAACCGTTCGCGGAACGCCCGCGCGGCGTGCCGCTGGACAATTTTCGCCCGATACATCGCGCCGCGCCTGACAGCGAAAAGATCCCGACGATCTGGCCCGAACGGATGATCATCCGACGCTTCACCGCCGGTCCCCAGACCAACACATGGCGGATCAAGGGAAACATGATGGGCGGGAGCACGGGAGCGTGCAAAGGCATCACGTCGGCGCCGGACGTGGCGCGGGCTTTCATCGGAACGAAAGGCTAACATCATGACGTTACCAATACTGATTGGCTTCGCGGGCGTGCTCTCACACGCCGCTGGGTTCCTGCCCGCGTGCTCCTACCGCAAGGTAGGCGGGCTGCGTTTCGTCCGCGTCGGACGGTTCGGCGCGAGTTTCTTTATCTCAAACAAGAAAGGTTGAACCATGCGACATGATGATATCGTGCTTTCGTTCCTGATCGTTTACGACGGTAGTGACGATAGCATACCCTCGCCGGATCAGGATGATTACGATCCGGCCGAACCCCTGGCGCCATACCCCGATGATCACGGTATGGACGTGCTTGAATTCTTTCAACGCTACGACCGCTGAGCTTACGGATAGGCGCGACGCATCGCGCCTATCAGCAAGCGCACCGCTCGCGACGGACCGCGCCGATACCTGACCGAAAGGAATTGCCATGCGATTATGCTAGCCCGATGGTGCGACACTAACCCGCGAGGGAGCGCACGGGGCTGTAGCGGGCGGCGCGGTCTGATCACCCGCGCCGATTGGAACGCACGCCACGGTCTGGCATACGCCACGCCGTCGCGGTGCTTTGATGATAGTCCGGCATCGTCACATCGTCGCGATGTCCGGACTTTCATGAGCGCACCGCTCAACGCGGCATCGAATGATCCGCGCGCCTGTCCCAAACCTTACTACCGGAGTGAAACCACATGGCTAAAATCGTCGAGATCGCTTCCGACCGCGTGCTTGACATCGCCTCGCGTATTCGCGCGGCTTGCGTGGCCCTCGCGGAACCCGAGGACCGCAAGTTCGAAGCGATGGAAGCCGCGCAAGGCGCGGCCAATGACGGCAACAACACCCGGCTGTCCGTCATAACCGACATCGCGGCCATGTCGCACGCGGAGGAATGGACCCACGCGGAAGTGGCGCAAGCCTGTGAACGCGCCGCGAAAATGGGCAACTCGGCCGACGGCGAACAATCCCGGTCCGCGCGGTCCGTGGGCGTGTTCATATCGGAGATGAAAACCTTCGCCTCGCCCAAGGTTCGCGGCCACCTGCCCGACCTGCGCGCCACCTGCGAAGCGGTCTGGGCCGACGAAACGGAATTGCTGGCGAGCGTGGAACGCGAGGACCGCGACGCCATCGAAACGCCCGTGCGCAAGTGGCAAAGCCGATTTTATCACCTGATCATGAACGTCTCACGCGCGGTCAAAGAGGGCAAGCTGACCGCGCCGATGAGCAAGGACGATCTGATCGCCTACGCGGTCGCGAACGATCCCGACCACAATGCCACGAAAGTGGCCGCGCGGCTCAAAACCCTGATCGGCCAGATCGACGGTTTTCACGCGGACTTCGAGATGGAAGAGCTCAAGATCGCGGCCGACTACCTGCGCACCATCAGCACCGACGAACTGATGGCCGCGCGCAAGGCCCTCGTGGCCGCGCGGGCGGCGTTGAACCCGCCTCCGGTGTGGACACCGCCCGTCCTGGTCTCGCCCGCTCCAGCCCCCATCCAGGGCGTGAGTCAGGCCGATACCGGCGAAGCCGGGAGCGGCGACGAGGTAGCTAACGGTGTGTTTGATTATGAGGACGATATCCTGGGCGAT